TGTTAATGCTACCTGTTTCATAGTGCCATTATCATTTGTGACTACTCTATCAGCATCTACTAAAGTTGTAGAACTAGCTGATGTATCACCATCCATTATATTTAATTCATCTGTCGTAACTGTCGCACCATCTAATATCTCTAATTCTGCCTCAGATATACCTGCAGATCCAATAGTTACTGTTCCTGCAAAAGTTACATTAGCACCACTAAATGTCATAGCAGTTGTAGGTGTAGACCCTGATTTAATTACAAGTTCTCCACTAGAATTTGTTAAACTACCAAAAGTTGTACCATCATCTTTAAGTGTAATATCTGCTCCACCTGCATCTAAAACTATATCTGTAGTTGCATCAAGTGTAATAGTAGAACCTGAATCTATTTCTGCAATAACTGGTGTTGTTAAAGTTTTATTTGTTAAAGTTTGTGTAGCTGCAATACCTGCAACTGTATCTGTAGTAGCTGGTAAAGTTAATGTAATATTACCAGAAAAGTCTGAGTGAGCAGGTGCTTGTAATCTAGCATAGTGAGCATTTGATGCCTCACAATAAAAATCAATATAAGATTGTGCACCAGAGTTTTTAATTGATATGGCTCCTGATTGTATATCAATACCATTAGATCCATCAATTCTAACAACTCCACTTCCATTAGGTGTTAGAGTAATATTACCATTTGATGTTGAAACTATGTCCTCACCATTTACATCTAAACTACCACCTAATTGTGGAGATGTATCCTCTACTAGATTTGATATAGCACCTGATGTAGCTAATCCTGCAACTACTGCTGATCTTGCAATCTTTTTAAGACCACCACCAGAAGTATCTATCGCTAAGAATACATCATCATTAGCAACTGTAGATATCTCTGATAACGAACTTACTGCTATTGAATTAAAATTTGTACCATCTGCAACTAATAAATTACCTGCAGTATTTGTACCCATAGTGATATCATCACCTGATACTGTAAGATCTCCAGAGATAGTTAAATTTCTAAGACCAGTTAAATCTTTATTAGAATCTACTATTACTGCTTTTGATGCACTTACAGTTCCTGCTGTAATACCATCAACTAAATTTAATTCTGCTGCTGTTGAAGTAACTCCATCTAGTATATTTAACTCAGCAGTTGTGGATGTTACTCCATCCATAATATTTAATTCTGCTGCTGTTGCCGTTACACCATCAAGGATATTAAGTTCTGCCGCAGTAGAAGTTACACCATCTAATATATTAAGTTCTGCTGCTGTGGCTGTTACACCATCCAATATATTTAACTCAGCTGCAGTTGATGTTATAAGTGTTCCATCTAAATTAATAGCATCAACATTTGCTGTACCATCTATAAATAAATCTTTAAACTCAAGAGAGGAAGTTCCTAAGTCTATATCATTATCTGTTACAGGTACTATAGCACCATCTTGTATTTTAACTTGTTCTACCGCAGCAGAAGATACTTCTACATAAAATTCTAAATGATTATTAGTTGTATCTACTAATATTTTATTATTACTATCAGCATCTCTAAGAGTGCTAATAGGTCCACCTTCACCCGCAGTACCATCATGCGAGTGTCCTGTAGTTGCGTGAAATGCAGCCAATACTTGGTTAAACTCATCATTAGAATGAGCTGCAAGTATAGTATCACCTGTAGTGAAACTTGACTGTCGTGCTGAATAACCTGCCATTATCTTCTTCCTCCTGGGGTAAATTCTAATTGAAATCCTTTAACTGAAAATGAGTCTGCACTATTTTGATCATCTATCTGTAGTGCTACTGCAAATCCAGATCCTTCTACTGTTTGTCTTACTAATGGAACACCTGATGCATCATATAATGAACTACCATAAACTGCAGCACCATATTGACCAGCACCACCTACACTAGGTAATGCTATCTTTTCTGGTTGTGGGCTATTCTGGTCATCATAATTATATCTAAGGGCTAAGTTTGCATCAATAGATGTTCCCTCACCTTCGTAGTTTAGATTAACTCTCTGCATATATTTTCTAACACCTGGATCTCCCATTACCATATCTGGTGATCTGTATACTGCCTGAATAGTAGTTGTAGTTGCACCTGTTGCAAAAGTATTTCCTGTTTCCATTTTATAGATGAATCCATCATATCCACCAAATACTTGTGTTTCAACATTACTAATAAAATCTGAATCTGTACAAGCAGGTTTAATACCTACCATATCTGCATATTCAAATCCTATAGAACCTGTATTAGGATTATTTTTTAATACACCTATAATTCCTTTTGATGATAGTTGTCCTCTAGCTGTTACTGGATAAAATAATCTATATTGTGATTTTGATCTAATTACAACAGATGATATTCTATCTAATGTAACTTCATCAATTCTAGATTGTATTTGTCTAGATATAGATCCTAGTTCAACGTCACCAATTCTAGCCGTACCTGCGATAGTTCTTAAACCATCTGGTGCTAAAAATATAACATCACCACCAATCTCCTGAATACTACCACCATCTCTACATCCAATATTTCTTGTAACTTCTTGTACTGCAAAATTACTAGATGTTGTTCCAGTTAATTTGTATATTCTATCTTCACAGAATATAATTAATTCATTCCTAAATACTTTTAACCCTACAACAGCGGAGTCAACTTTAAATGATCCTGCACCACTACCAGTTGTAAAATTGTCTTCTTCAAAAGGCACACTAAATATAACTTCTTGTGAATTACTTGCACCAGCATAAAACATATGGTTTTGAAATGCTTTTACAAATTTAGGATTAGTTGGTGCTGTTCCACCACCTGTTGCATTTACAACATCAACTGCAAAACTAGAATTTATTATCTGTGCAGGTGAATGTCCTGTAGCAATAACTAATTTATCTGTGCCATCAAAATTAAATTTTTCAAAATCGTATGCTCTAGTAGATGTACCTAACCCAGTTGTTAGAGTTGTAAAACTACCACTAGTTGTACCTCTATGTATATCACCACCTCTAGCAGCTATAACTTGACCATTAAATATTATTGAACAATCAACAGTTAGACTACTATTACTAGATCCTTGTGGTACGATTGTAGTATTATATTGAGCAGTACCACTTACACGTCTATATCCACCTTTTATATCAGGTTCAAAATTTTGTAATATAAGTGCTTCTCCAGGTTGCATAGAGAATACATCTTTATTTAATGTTAATCCTCCAGCACAACTTACTACAAATGGTGATATTAAATCTGTAGTTGGCATTATCTATCTGACATTACGTTATATATTCTAACATCTGATCTCATATAATCAGCTTTAGTAGAATAATCTGTTTTTAATAATCTTAACTTTCTTTGATAATCTCTATCTGCTAATTGTGCATGTTGTGGATCTGATCTAAGCATATATGTATAATACTTTGCTCTGTCAGTTATTAATCCTGCAAACCTATCAGGCAAACTCATATTATCACCATGTGCAGATAAATCTGTATGTGTTGTATAATAATTATATGATAATGTTAATTCATCATCACTTGGTATTGGAGTTACACCAAAAGCTGTAAAGTTTGGTAGTATATAAACTTTTGCTGGTGTTCCAAATACATCACTATCATTTCTATCATCTATCGATTTATAATTTTGTAAATAATCATCATATGATATATATAAAACTTTCTGTCTAGTTACATCACTTCTGGAACATCTAACATAATCTACATCTAATTGCACACCAGATGCTTCTAGATATATAAATGAAGATGTTGATGTTGCTGTAAATCTAGTATTTAATATAGCACCTTGTCCAAAATCAGATACAGTTAGTGTAGTATTTAGATTCTGTGTTCCACCTGCTGAAGTTCCTACTCTTACAATTAATCCAGTACCAGAACTATTTACATCTAAAACTCTGACTTGTAATTTATATTCTTTATTTACAGTTGTAGTAATAGCTTGATATGCTGCTGAACTATTTAGGTTTAATCTACCATTACCACTAGAGGTATGTGAAGGTGATCCATCACCAGTAGTCCAGTTACTTATATTAGATGCAAACTCACCATTAGTTACTAATTCTCTTGGTGCGATAGTAAATGAATCTCTATCTATCTTTCTAAAGTCTGCTGGAAAATCATATTCATTATCTCCAGTAGTTAAATTCTGTGTTGTTCTTGCATATAGTAAAGGTATCTCAGCTGCCTCGTTATATATATCATTAATACCTTTATTAACAAAATCTTTAACAGCAGTTTGTATACCCCTGCTAGAGGCAAACGTGCTTGATGTTAATTCTGTTTCGTTAAGTTCTCTAAGAACTTTGTTTGTCAGTGTTAGGTAAGTTGTTGCCATGCTGTAATAAATTTAAAATTTTATCTAATTTTTTTTCTTGATCATCAAGTCTTTTTTCTAATTTGATAACCCTCATAGTATTATCAGCTGGACCTAATGGTATAATTCTTTGTCCTGTACTAGCTCTAGTTTTTTTTGTTAAATCGTGAATAGCCATAAATCTCCTAAATATTATAAGGGGTATAAATTAAAGGGGGCATATAGCCCCCTCTAATATTAAACATATTACACAGCAGTGTCGTGCTGAGTATCTGTATTTCTGTCAGTTTCGTCAATACCTGATACATCACATAGTACCGCAAATACACGGATTTTACCCGCTGCTGCATCTGCACTTAGCACTAGTACATCAAGAGTATCCGCACTTGCAACTATAGTTCTAGCTGTAGCTGTTGGTGCAGAGAATCCTGTAGCGTTAGTATCTCCATCAACGTATCTGTCAACATCACCACCTGTGATACCTAAGTCAAGAGTTACTGAAGAAGATAATGCAGTGATTACCTCAATTCCAGCTTCCATAACTAAAGTTTCAGCAGGGATGTCTAGTGCTCTAAGAACATCATTTTGTGCTGCTCCAGAGTCACCATTAATTGCTGATACATCAATTGTATTTTCAACTAAATAAGGTGTTCTACCATTAGACGGATGTCCAGTAGTTCCACCAGCTGCTGTTAAGTCGTAAGTAGCCATAGTTCTCTATTATCCTCCTAATTAACCTATTGTTATAACGCCTCTTTGAACTGCTTCACTTCTAAG